ACAGTAAAATACAATCTCTCCCGTCACACTGTTCCTTCCGGCAGCCACTTCACTATTTCCCGCCTTCGTCGAGATAAAATATTTATCCGGTTCATCGTTAAAGATTAATTCTGCCTCTTCCGCATCCAGAAGGCCATTCAATCTGTTAAACGCTTCCCGGAATGCAGTATCAGATTCAGACATCAATTGATAAGTAACCGTTATCTGTCTGGCCGGATACCTCTTATATTGATACTGCGTCCCATCCGTGCTGCCGATCTGAACATCCTCAACCTCACAGCTCATCAGCTCCCTGCCGCTCACTTGCAGAGTCCGAAACCCAGTCACCTCACGATCAAGCCACTTTCCATTGAATTTTACCGCTTCTGCAGGAAGGGCATCTTCATTCTGCAATTCCATAACATCAATAAAATCATACATTCCCATCACCGATATCCCTTCCTATAATTCTCAAAAAACTCCATGCTATCCATCTCTTCCTTGGTATAAGCAGCAGTAGCCCTGGCGATCTCCCGGCCCTCTACATTAAGCGGAACAATAATCGTATAAGTTGCTCCATATCCTTCCGCAAAATCAGCCCCCGTACCTGTACCATAGCCGCCCGCATACGAGATACGGTCCACGGCTCCATTCACCGGCAGCGCAGCTTTCCCGATCCGCAAGGCTGCATCCCTCACCTCCCGGATATCTTCAAGCAGCCCCTCAACAAAACCTTCCGTAGTATACCCGCCGATCTTCTTCGTAACCCTGGAAGGAGAATGCACCTGCAAAGCCGACCGCATCGTTGCCGACACCTGGTTTGCAACCCGGTTCGCCGACGCAATCGCCGCACCAGCTCCGGCATTGATACCATTCGCCAGTCCCATAGAAGCATGATACCCCGAACTATAGAACTGCGGCTGCATAGCAGACACCAACGACACCATCCCAGATATCCCTCTGGCAACCTTCTCACGCGATTGGTTCATACCCGAATCTACAGCCTTCGTAAAACGATTCATACCCGATGTCCCATGCTCTGTAACTCCAGCCATCCCGGTTTTCACCGTCGCACTCATCGTTGACATTCCCGCTTTCGTTGCCCTCTGCATGGATGAGGTACCCGTGGACACTGTACGGCTGCTTGCCGTCATCCCTGATGCAACCGCCCGCGCCGTAGAACTCATACTGCTCTGTGCAGCGGCAGTAATCCCATGGAAAGCAATCCCCGACTTACTTCCCATCTCCACAACCGCCTGATCCATAGCAGCTTTTGCAGCATTTCCCGCCGCAGACATTACAGCTTGCATCGTTGCATTTAGCGCGCCCGACTGTTCATTGACCCCATTAATAAAGCCCTGCACCGTATCCAAACCATAGCCCTGGAAAACCCTTGACGGCGAGCCAATGCAAAGCTCACCCTTCGTTCCTTCTTCCGCCGCCGTTCCCACTTCTGCGCCTGCATCCTTCACAAACCCGCTGTTTCCCGACATACTATCCGCAAGAGAACGATCCACGTTCATTCCGATACCGGCCCAATCGACCGCCGCCATCTGGCTGTTCAGCGATTCCTCCATCGTCGTCACAAGACCCATAACAGACTCCGGGATCCCCGACGTATCAAACGCCGTCTTCAAAGCATTCGTAGCCGTCGTTCCCCCGTTAGCAAACGCTTCCGACAACTGCTGAAGCTCCGCATCCGATGCCTGCACCATTGCATTCACATATCCCGCAGACTCCGGACCAGCCGACCGCAGCTGTTCCAACAATCCCTGGTCAATCCCACGTTCTGCAAGAATCTTGATATTATCCGCCCACTGGCTGATGATCCTCTGGTTCTCCTGCAGGTTCTGCGTCATCTTGGAAACAGAGATCTCCGACTTATCCGACAATACATCAAACATATTCGTAGCCTGCTCCGCATACGAACTCCACGTATCATTCAGGCCTTCCACCACAGCCCTCGTCTCATCATCAAGCTGCTCCAGAGATGTGATCTGCACAGCGACACCAGAGCTGACCGCTTCCGCCTGGGCCTGCTGGCTCTCCACCATGACCCCCTTCAGATAACTCTCCGACTCAGCCAGCTCCTTTTTCCTGGAATCCAGAGACACTAACTGCTCCTCCATCTCCTTCATCGCCTTATTATGCTCACCGATCGCCTTAGGGGTGATATTATTCAAAGCCTGCCACTCTTTCTCGAAGCCGTTCATCTTCTCCATCAGCGCGGCATGCTCCTCGTCCACCTTGATCTGTTCTTTCTTCACTTCCAGGTACCGCTCCTGCGCTGCCTGCGCTTTGGCTTCCGCCTCATACGCCTCCACCTTCTTCATAAGGGCATCTGTAGATACACTCAGTGCATCCGTCTCCTCATCATACTGCAGATTCAGCCCTTCCATAGACGCATTCAGCGTCTCCACAGAAGCCTTCAATTTCGCCTTATCCTCCGCACTCTTGCCCTCCTTGGCAGACAAAGACGCAATACTGGACGCAAGCTCCTTATTCACTTTCACATTCGCATCGATATCCGAAACATTCGCTTCATACGCCTTACTGCTGGATTCCAGAGAATCGATCAGTTCCTTTGAAGACTTGACCGCCTCATCCTTCGCCTTCACCGCATCCCCCATGGAATCCGTGAACTTAGCCACAGCCTTAGAGACCCCGACCAACACCGTCACCAGCGCCGTCATCGTGACAATCGTAGCCCCTATGGGATTCGTAGCCATTGCCGTATTCCAGACCATCTGCGCAGCCGCCACAACACCAAGCTTCCCCGACAGGACACCCAACAGAGCCGTCTTCGCCGCTATCGCCGTACTGCTGACGGCCGCAGCCTTTGCCCCGGCTGTCTCCGCCGCAGTATTCACCGTTTCCGCAGCCGTACTCGCATTCGTCGCCATAGTCTCTGCTTTATCTGCCAAAGCCTTAGCCTCCGATGCAGCCGCAGCCTTCTTATCTGCCCTCGCAGACGCCTCCGATGCAGCCACACTCAAAGTCTCCGCTTTGGCCGAAGCAGCCGCAGCCGCAGCCTTCATACTCTCCGCCTTCGCAACAGCTTTATCCGTCCCGCTTTTTGCTTTTGACGCCGCCTCCGCAAGTTTATCCGCCTTCGCCTGGGCCTTCGACGCCTTCACAGCCAGTTCCTTCGCCGCAGCCTGCGCACGGATGGCTTCCAGGCTTGCTTTACGCGCCGCCGTTCCCCGCGTCTCAGCCAATTCCGCTGCCACCGTTGCAGCCTCCTGAAGCTTCGTCGCACGGGCAGCCAGTTCACTCGCATTCTTCATCGCCTGGATCGTATCAACCGCATCCGCCATGCTCTTTTGAAACCTGGAAACCCGTTCACCGATATCCATTGCCGCTTTATACGTCACAAAACCGCTGGCCGCCGTTCCAAGTACCGGTACCAGGATATCCAGGTTATCCCTCACCATCCTCACTGCCGGAGCCACCACGCCGACCATCTTCTCTGCCCCGCCCGACGCCTCATTGAAGAAGGCGTTCACCTTCTCCTTCGTCCCGTCAAGCATCTCCTGGAACCCCGGAAGGTCTGCACTGGTCAGGCTGTTATCCACAGTCCGGATCACCGACTCCACTCCACGGACCACAGCAGTTCCAATATTCTCAAACGAAGTCCTGATCCCGCCGCTGGCCGTCCTCGCACGTTCAGCAAAGCCATTTACCCCGCCGTCCAGCTCGATCAGCTTGTCATTAAACTGGTCAAACGTGATCTCTCCTTCTTTCAGCGCAGCATACAGATCACTCTGCGCAGCCGTCCCGGCAAATCCAAACGCCTCAGCCACTTCATACAGCGCCGGACCCATAGTCTCCTGCAGCGTCCGCCAGGACTCCAGATCCACTTCTCCCTTCGAGAGCATCTGGACATACTGCGTCAATCCCCTCTCCGCAGCCTCCGATGCCGAACCCGATGCCAGGAACGCATCATTTAAAGCAATCGACGTAGCAGTCGCCTTGTCCAAATCTTTCGTAAGCACTGCGATATTCTGCGTAGACGCAACGATTCCATCCAATGTAGTCGGAAGCCCCTGGATCCCATCAGACAGCTTATTGATCGACACATTCGACTCATTGGCCGTAAACCCGATCTGCTGCATGACCCTGGGAAAACGGTTCATCGTGTCAAACCGGTTGATCGCCCCGTCCAAAGAAGCCTTCAAGGTATTCCCGGCAATAGAAAGGGCCTTAAACGCCCCTACCCCCTTCGCGATATCCATGATGCCAGAAGACGCCCGCTTCCCCTTCACCTCCAGATCATCCATAATACCGGAAGCCTGCTCCATCTTCTGTGTAAAATTCTTATCCGTTACGCTTAAAACCGCCTTAACACTATAACTCTCCATCGCCGCGGCTCCTTTCCTTCTGCTTCTTCATCAAGTCAAAAATCCCCTGGCTTCTCTCACCGGCACCCTTGCATCCTTCCGGGTGCAGGATCTCCCGCACCCGCTTCTCATAATCAAAAAACCGTTTAAAATGATCATATAGGAACACCAGCTTTTTCTTCCCAGACTTCTTCTTCGCATTGATCTCCCGGTTTGCCCACGCCTGCAGGTGGATCTCATACTCCCGGTCCGCCTGTCTCAACCGGAATGCAGTCATACGCATGTGATACTCATACAGCGTCATCCGGTCAATCTCTGCAAAATCATTCATCCCAAGGAAACGGAGACTATTGAGCACTATTTCTTCATAGACTTCGGCGGAGTCCCTCTCGCCGTCTGCTCCTCCAATTTCGCCTTTTCCGCTTTTTTCCGCGCCTTCTCCAGTTCCTCCTGCTCCTTTAAGTTCCTTTCCAGCTCCCCCACCTTCACCCGGGTCGCATTAGACCTCCTAAGCTCCTCTATGACCTCATCAAACAACGTCTCCATCCCTTCCGCCTCGTCGATATACGCATCCACCTCAGCCTGAGAAGGACGCTTCTCCTCCGCATAAGTCCCCAGATACAGGAATTCCGCCAGTGCAACCGGATCACCCGTCAACAGATTCGGCACCTGAGTCTCCACCCCAAGACCATATTTCACACTCGTATTCCCCTGCACATAATACTTTTTATCCAACTCCCTTACAAATCCAACACCAAACTTCACCCGGTATTCCTTATCCTTGATTTTCAAGATCATTCCCCGATTCCTCCTGCATTCTCCGTTTTCTTCGTATCCGCAAATACATAATCCGCAATCTCCTGCTGCTCCACCGTAACCGTCACATCTCCACGCTTCCCACTTCCGTTGATCCCAAACGTCAGAGAACACTCCACATAATCCTCCGCCGAAGAAGTCTTCTCAAACTCCGTCAGATACCCCTGGAAATACATTCCCTTAAACTTATTCTCACCCGAATCCGCCGGTTCTGACAGATTCGCCTCCCAGACCTCGATCAGATCATCATGATCCATCGCATCCTCCAGCTTATCGATCATCCTGTCCCCCTTGGCAAGAATACTCGTAGCCGTGATCTCAACCTCCGCCGTTCCCGGAGTCCGGATCGAACCGTCTTTCGTGGCAGTTGAATCCGCATCCTTACTTTTGGAACGCCCGTTCTCCGTCGTAAATGCAAGAATCGTTCCGTCGGCCGTTGCCGCATCCTTCTGGATCCGGTACAGATACACCATCTTCTTCCCCTGTACTGCTTCCGCAAATAACTGTAACTGATACATCATTAACCCTCTCTTTCTTCTAACAGAACCGAAACTCCACTTCCAGAAACCCGTGGAGAAGCGGCTGTTTCGTCGTCGTGTCCGCCAGGATCCTCTGGTCGATGTTCACCACCATCCAGGAAAAACCCGGCGTATGCTCCAATCTCCGGCAGATCCGCTTCAGATCCGCCAGCATGGC